GCACCTAAATATTTCTCATCTGGATAGTGCAAAAATGTAACTTCGTTCAGTTCAGGGTATGCTCTTTTTAGTTGTTGGTGCTTTATTGCGCCTTCAAATGTTTTAGCCTCAATAGCACCATACTCATCCGGTTTTATACGACCAAGTGTTAGTTTGGCTGATTGATCGCTTATCTCTTGCCGCCATTTACCATCCGGCCCCTTCCATGTACCCGTTTCTTTCCATATGGATTTAGGGTCAACGCCTTGAGACTCTAATTGTTTTGCTAGTGCAGCAGCTTCTGCATTCCATGTCCTAGCCTTTGGCCCGATAAATATTTGCGCTCCAGCCCCAGGGATGCGAGCGGCATTTGCTAACGTAGACCCAACAGCAAAAGGAGCAACCGATCCATAAAACTGGCTTGCAACGCTTGCCTGTTCCCCTAGATCGTATGATCGTCTCAATCGCTCAGCATCTGGTGACATAACCGAATAAGCAGGCTCTTTTCCAGTAAACCCTCGCAAAAACTCACTTTGCGGCGAAGGCATGTTGTAGCCCGTCAATGTTGAGGCTCTACGTTTTTGTATAGAGCTAGGGTCAACCGAACTTCCGTATTTTTCAAGATATGGATTCTCGGCGGTTGCTGACAATCCCTTTTTAGCCATTAACTTGGCTCCACTATTACCCTAGTTCCAGGGGTTGGTTCTATCTGCCCAGGAGGAATCATTGACTGCAAAGCCATCATATTTTCAATGTCCTTGCCCGCAGTCTCAGCGTCAGTTTTATTTAGCGTTTCAATCGTTCTTGCTTGCGCTAAATCAGCATCCGCTAATGTCTTAACTACATCTGCTCTTGCTTTAGCTGCTTTTGCTTGAGCCTCCTCGGCTGCTGCCGCTAAGAAGATTGCATTCGGGTCTTGACCTTTTCCTTCGAGCTCGGCCATTAACTCATCGAGCTCTTGCTGAGTAGGTTTAACTACGCCCATGCGAATTAGTTTCTTCCTAAAGAACTCGCGCACATCAGCAACGCCTTCGCCCTCAAGGTTCATCATTGCCATCGCTTGTAATACTTGCTGCGTCTCTGGATCGTTCGTAATGGCCATCATGCCCGTTAGCGCACGAACCGTAGCCGATCTGCGTGAACTCGACGATGGTCCTACATCTACAGCAACATCAAACTGTGCTTCTGATAAGTCATTCTCAACCACCATCTCGCCTTCGGCGGTAAGCATGGGCTTTGATAACTGGATTGTTTCAAGCTCTCCAGCAACACCAATACCTTTCATCTTTCTGCCTTCCTCGACGTAAACATCTTTCGCCATAGAAAGCCAGACCTCACCGCAACGTCTCACAGCTTTTGCCATGTTCGACATATAAATAAATGTCTGCATGTCTAGCCGCTGCTGAATCATCTCGACAGCTTTGCCGGAGATATTACTTACGATCTTGTCACCGTTTTGCTGATTACCGAGTATTTCTTGCATATCTGATTCGGTAACTTGAATCAGCCCAGCTAAAGCAGGTGGAATCTGTGCGCTTCTCGTGTAATCGAGCGGACCTAAAGGTGACACTTGCCCGTTAGCGTCAGTGACTGGATTGATAAGCAAATACGGGAAGTTTCGCAAGTTATCCTGCGACCACATCATTTGATGGCCGGCGACTTGCTCTGGTGTCATGATGGGCTTCTCGACAACTGAGTAAGCCGAAATCTCACCCAGTTTTGAGAGTTGCATATTTTTAAGACGCTGAGCATCTTTAGCCAGTCTGACATGGCCCATGCACCGCTCGACGTTATCAATAAACCATCGCTTGCCGTAAACAGGAACCACGGGTATACAGCGACCAGGAATCTTTCCCAAGTCTTCAAGCACCCGTGAACCACTCATGATGTAAGCGTAGACTGCTTTACGCTTAACGCGCTTTTGCCTTATCTCTCTGCTACCAATGGCAATTAACTTTGTTTCTAGCTCTTCATCTCTAGCGAAGTCATCCTGCGTGTAACGCTCTTCTTCGCCTGCAATCGTCTGAAATATCCTAATTGTCTCGGTCTTATCCTCAACGCGATAATACTCAGCGACATAAACGACATCTGGTGTTGCCCAGTCAAACTCATACTGGTGGATCTCTTTATCCCAGCTTGCAGGATCGTCCTTGTACATGTCGATGTAAGCATTTCTTGACATCGCCGTTAGTACAAAGCACCGTTTAGCGTCAGCCTTATCCTGCCGTTTAGAGTTTAGGTCGAAGAATACGGAAGAGTCTGCATCGAAGATAGGTTCAATCGCTATGCGCTGCCGCTCGTCTTCGTTGTCCTCTTCGTTCACATACGTTGTCTTTAATCGCCAAGCACCAAAGCCACCGCCTACAGCCTCCTCAAAAGCATTATCGTAGGCCTCTTCAGCACCAGAATCTTGTTCGTCTGCTCGGTAAAGCTTGTCGCAAGTATCAGCTAACTTGTCATCCTTGCTGCCATCCTTGCTTACAAAGTCAACAGTAATTCGGTTGTTTCGATACTCTGAAATAATCCGCATCACCGACAAGTGGATCTTGTTTACCTCAAACTTTGGCTTATTTGCATACTGATCTCTGAGCGGACCTTCCCACTGAGCACCAGAGATAGAATAGAAACGTCGATCCTGCAAGCACTGAAGACGTTCGTCGCGTAGCGCAGTCTGTATCTCATCAAACTCTTTTATAGCCTCCGAATGGATTCGGAAGAGTCTCTGATCGTTGGTCTCTCGCGCCATCTCTACCACCTGCTTTCAACGGGGATTGCTTCAAAGGCTTTTGGCTGAACCTTCTGAACTCTACGGACACCCTCACAAGCGTATCGCAAAGCGTCTATAACATGATTTGACTTATCTTCCAAGATGGGAAGTATTTTACCCGTCAAAGGGTCTGATTTGTAAGAGTAAAGCGTGAGCTCATCAATCGTATGCTTGCACCTCGGATGCACCACAATATCGTAGCTCTTGAGCCACTCAACGCCATCCTCTACAGACTTCGGACCTTTTACCGCTGGCATGATCTTAGGGAATCCGCTCTTTCGCATGTGCGAAATAGTTTCTGGCCTAGCAGAGTCCGCAACGATGGGCCATTTCTCAGACTCAGGGATTGTCAGGAATAACTCTGGCGTGTTGATAATTTCGCAGCCCACCATATAAGCTTCGTAATCCACATAAAGCGTTCTTCCGATAATGTGGCATCTCACTAATACAGTTGGGTCTACTGCAAACCCCCAGTCAGCACCGAACCTGTGAACCGCATCAGCTGGTGTTTCAAACTCCTCGACCCGCCAGTTCTTAAACACTCTGCGCTCTGAGTTCGTAACGTAATCGCCTTGCCAGACATGCGCGTACTTATCAATATCACGCGCTCTGTCGTACTCAAGCTCTTTTCTAAGCGTATCTGGAAACCAAGGGTTATCCGACCAGTTGACCTTAACGACAATCGCATCAGGTGGTGGCGTATCAGTTCTTAATAGCCTATCAACTGGATCGTGTGCGTATCGCGGGTTCCAACTAAATAGCAGCTCAGAGTTTGGCTTTCTTATCGTTGGTCTCAGTAAATCAAGACTTCTTTGTGATAACGACTGCGCCTCTTCCACCCAGGCTATATCGTAGCCTTCAAGCGACTTAATCGACTCTGCTGTGTGATTCGCCATGCCTTGGAAGATGATTCTTCCGCCTCCAGGCGTGTTAATCCTGTCGTGCAGTATCTCGAACCACTTGCCAACCTGTAATGCTTGGATCTTTTCCTCGAGCAGCTTCTTCACAGACTGGTTCAGCGACTTTTGCACCTCTCGCACACAGACAGTGTCTGTCTTAGCCATTAAATGCCGTTCGATGACGTACTCAGCAAAGAGATTACTTTTGCCTGAGCCTCGACCACCATAAGCACCTCGATACCTTGCCGGCTTGCTTACTAAGTCTTTAGCCCACCGTGGCGTTTGTATTTTCAGTGTGGTCAATGATTACTCTCTCGATGCGCGTAACGATGGGCTGCCCGTCAATGCCTGATATTTCGTGCTGATGCTTTTCTGTCCATCGTGCTCTAGTCTTGAGCCAGAACATCATCGCAGCGACATTACCGTTCTTTGCTTGCTGATAGAGCGTTCGCGCTATCTCTGCATTCGCATCAGCTCGACCTAACTCAAGCTCATCCTTGTAGTACTTAACAAGCGTATCGGATGTGATCTTGAGTTTTCTGGATATGTCCTCGTAAGGCATTCCAACCGCTGAGAGCGACTTAACTAATAGACGATCCTTATCGTCTGGGACGTGTGGCTTCTGTATCGTCTGGGACGTGTGGCTTCTGGCCTCGGGTAGCCATTTTTAACTCCGAACAAATTTACAAGTCTCCATTTTAATCTATGATTTTGTCGCTCACAATGCCCTATGTTCACATCTCACTTTAAGATCGCTATCTAATGTCATAGCTTTTATGGTATAAGCGGCCAAACTTTAGGGGTCACTCATGAGTAAGCCTTTAACGACTGATGAGCAGTTCATAGAGCTGTGGCATAAATTTGGATCGCCTCAGTTAATGAGTGAACATCTTGGGGTTTCTGTACGAAATATCTGTGATCGCAGGAAGCGTTTAGCTGCAAAGCTTAATATTGAACTACCAACGCATAACGACCAGCGTTATAACGCACATTCAACCATTAAACACGCTTATGACAAGGTCCGCAGCATTGCGGATATAACAGGAACTGTCTTTGTATTCTCTGACGCGCACTCTCAACCTAATGAATCAACGACTGCTTTTTACGCGCTCTTAAAGCTCATAAAGCGTCTAAAGCCAGCACTGATTGTTGCTAACGGGGATATTCTTGATGGAGCGGTTATCTCTCGTTTCGGTGCTGAGGATTGGTCTAATAAGCCCACGCTTCAGC